TCGCCGATCATTGACGACGGGTACAGACTGTTAAAGTCCAGAACGGCGACGGGCGTGTCAAGGTACATCCCGATCTTGGGAGAAATGACAATAGCACCCTCGTATCCCGAATCTCCCTCGAAGGATTCCTGAGTCAGCAGAACCTGATCTCGCTTCGACGCTTCGTATGCTACTCTCGAGAAGATTTTGATACCCTGACCTCGTAGAAAGAGGAATTGCAGGGGTACAAAGCAGACGTCGGCCATACCGCGAGCGTTCGAAAGCGTATCGAGCTTGGCCATCAGCGTGAGAACGAGGTCGCAGTCCTGAATACAGTACTTGGCGATGGTGGCCCGGTCTTCGTCCGTCCCCTCGTGCATCCGGAAGAGGTCGTGCGGATGAATGTCGTCCTTGGTGAACGACCACTCCAGCCCATCCGAAGCCTCTATCGTCTCTTCGACAGTGATCGTCTTGGTTGTGAGAGCTTTCACTAGGAACTTCTTGCCGTCCATGTACGGGTTGATGGTGTTGCCGACGACGTCGAGTCGTATGTAGTTTCCGACGTAGAGTCCGCGGGTGGTCTTGGTGTGAATGACATTGCCTTCCACTTTGACGACCTTGTCGCGGAGGAACGTGGATGCGACGTTGTCGAGAGTATAGGAATCAAGGTTGTGCTCGCGACGCATGTTGAGCAGCAGGTCGATCGTCAGGCGGCCAGGAGTCCGTATGTAATTCACACTGTATTTTCCACTCGCCAATTCAAAGGTCTTGTGGTCGAGAGGATCGTCACCCCAGACCGGACCCCTGGCCAAATTCACCTTTATGCCGTTCGCCTTGGCCCGCATCGCCAGAAAGTTGTCATCAAAACCGTACGTATTGTATCCGCAAATAACATCGGGATTCACCTCCTGAATATACTGCATAAATCCCTCAATCATATCGGCCTCGGTCGGAAAGCCGACGTACTCGGCGTGCTTCGTGACGCCCCCGACAACAAACACTCGACGCTTGACATTGGTAAGCATGTTGTTGGACCAGCGAAACGTCACACCGATCTGGATGACAGGGTCGCCGATGGGGCCGGCTGCATCTTTAAGCTCTCGTGCCAGCGCCCCCCAGTTCCCAGACTCAATAATGACTCGGTTCGATCGCACAAAGGCCTCGATGTTCAGTGGACGCAGAAGCCCGCCTTCCAAAGTTATACGGCGTTCTATGATTTGTGTGAGCGTCTCGTCTTCCGGAGCCTCGTCGAGATCTTTCGCAATCTTCTCGACCACGTACGACCATTCCTTGTGCGGAATCGGAAACTGGCCGCTCTTGGACATGCACTCAATATCGTAGGCAGCAATGAGCAGGGGAATGTCCCGGCTCGGATCGCTGCGGATGTTGTGCACGTTTACCACCCACGACTTTGGCCCCTCGTCATTGCGAAGTTTGGCGGAGGAAATGTAGGACAGAGGAGACGCCGGCGATATTTCGTGGTCGTGGTAGAATCGAAGCAGCGGCGGAAGGTTGGCCTCGTAGACTCGCACCTCATGCTTGAGTTCCTTTAAAGTCTTCACGAGCTGACGGTACTCCTTTATGGAATCCACCTGGATCTTGCAAACCTTCACGGGCTTGTAGTCATTATATCCCTCAAACACGTCGTACTTGTCCTGAATCGTATAAATACCCGGAAGCCCAATCGCCTTGCGAATCTCTTCCATGTCCGATCCCTTGACATACAGATAGGGCTTGAAGCCCTGTATACGCAGCATGATGCACTCCTGCTCCTCATTGCGTCCGTATACGTCTATAACGTACTTGTTTGCGTAATCATGCTCTATCCAGTCACAGGGCTGCATTCTTTCTTCAGATACTATTATTCTCTGAGCAAATAGGAATATCCGTTTTATCTTCTACAGTAGTATCAATGAGTGCTTCGCCGATGACGACCCCCAACCCAATGTCGTGGTTTTTCACGCCTACGCGTGGAAAGAATGACGTCACTCAAATGGACTACGAATTCCGCGACAACGCCGCCCAGCAGTCGTATTACTTGAGCTCGGCTCCCAACCAACCGGCTTCGTCGTGCCAAGATTTTGAGCCCAAGGCCGACTGGGCATCGCAGTTTGTCACGATGAATTACACTGGGAACTACGGAAACACGGCCGCCGGAGGATGCGACACGGATCTGTATTCCCGTCTCATTCTTGGCGACGAAGGCACCCAGCGTACTAAGGGACACCAGCAGCTATTTGCTCGGCCGTGGGCCACGACGCCCAATCTCGGCGGCGGCCCGTCGGCGGCCAGCAAGGACACGGAGAGTCAGCTTATTCAGAGTATCCCGGTACGTACGCCTAAGGAGTGCTCGACCGTTACTGACAAGTTCTTCTCGACACAGTTTGATCCCCAGCTACCGAGCGTGCAGCGAGAAATGAAAGACGCGAACAACTTTGTACAGTCGTGGGCTCGCGGCGGAGACCCAACGCGTATTGCATACAAGAAATCTGTTCAAAGTTAGTATAATTCGCCAAAATGAAATTCGTCATTTTCGCTCAGCATATGCCAGACCCATGTGGTGCTTTTTTTCACGACATAGCTCTTGCCAAAGAATTGCAGAATCGAGGTCATAGTGTCAGCTTCGTAACTTCGAAACGGAACAACATGCCCCTTCGCGGAACGTATCGTGGATTTTCGTGGGTTTATTACACGAATGCTGAGGCAGAAATGCGTGGAGCGTCGGTTTGGTTTTCCCCTCATTTTCCGTTCTTGACGCTTGTTCGTCGTCTCAACGAACGGTTTCAAAAACCGCTTGTTGTCACCATGCACTTTGGAGAAGACTCACAGAGTATTGTCAAGTACAACCGTGCAGGCGAGTGGGCGGAATTTCTGTGGGTTGTCTCCAATCATATTTTCAATTACGTCAAGACATCCCTAGACGTTTCACCCACGTTCAAGACAATCGAGAGCGTTCGACCCTTCATGATCGAACGCGAAATCAAATTCAACGAACGTGGCGATGTTCCCCGCGGAGACTGTATCACGCTCGTAAATGCCAATGTATTGAAGGGCTTGCCGATCTTTCTCGAGCTGGCGTCGAGGTTTCCCGATAAAAAGTTCCTTGGTGTTCGACCATATTACAATATGATACGAGTACCTGAGAAGATTACCAATGTTGAGTGGATTGATATTCAGGAAGATATTCGCACAGTTCTTCGTCGTACCCGGATTCTGTTAGTGCCGTCGGCATACGAGAGTTGGGGCCGCGTCCCGTTCGAGGCGATGTACAACGGGATCCCCGTGCTATACTCTCGACCCGCCGACGATTCAAGTCCGGAAAAGAGACCGTCGGGTACCACGGAGGGAATGGAAGAGTGGATCACCGACAGCCAGTTCGAGTGCCGCCGCGACAATATAAACGAATGGGTCGATGCCATTCACGCTCTCGACGACCCTACGACCTACAAGATTTATTCCGAAAAGGCATACGAGCGAACGTACGGGATGAATATTTTTCGCGATATCGACGCTGTTGAACGAAAAGTTGTGGATTACGGGGTACAGTTTGCCCCAAAGATTAAAACTACTCCGCAGACTTCAACGTCGATTCTTTCATCAGGAGCCCCGATACTCCGGATGCCGAGCCCTGCCGTTGCGGCGGCGGGTAGTGGGCGGCCTTTCCGCGGAGGTCGTTTTGTGGTGCGAATGTGAGAAGATCCGCCAGCTTTCGTGCATTACGAAGGTTGTCGCGAACTTCGTCGGTCAACCCATCGTTCACAATCGGCGGTGGGGGAATGTACTTAGTCCCGGATGTTCTAGGTGGCAGGCTGAGACTGTCTACGGCTAAAAGTACACTACCATTATGAGCTTCAAGTGCTTCGCGAGCACGATCCTCAGATACGCCGGTATACAGAATAACTTGTTCGACCATCTTATTTTTATTGTGTATACACAAAGCACGAAAATGAAATTCATTGACGAGTTGTGCCCCCCGGCTCTGCTGTTTGCCCTCTATTTGTCGGTCCAGCTCGGTCTGGATGCCGCCGATTTTGCGTGGATGACGTTCGCATGGAAGTTCGTCTTTGGTGGAGCGATGGTGTTTGTCCTGGACATGCTGTGCCGTCTGAATCTGGGTGTCGTGTCGTGGTTCATCATGGCTGTGCCGTTTATCGTCACCGCCCTGGCCACGTCGATTGCAATGGGCCTGCAGCTTGACCGGGCCGCGACCCACGCCGTACGTGAGAGCTTCGGAGTCTAACTTAAATACAAAATGAGATATTCACATAATGAATCTCGTATTTCAGGCAGTTCGAACTGCTATTGTCGTCAAGGAGTATTTCGTCTCACTATGTTGCCCTCGAAAGACAGCAGTGCAGGATAGAGTGACGTATGAGGAATCGTGGAAGACAGAGGACGGCATTGTGTTTCATAGGGTTCGGCAGACGGATATGAACGGCAACATTCGCGAAAAGATCGGAGTTCATTACCCTGGCTACGAACATTCGTACTACCCATGCGAAGCCATGTTTAAATCGTCTCGCCCACCGTGGTTCTTTATCGGCTGCGATGGTACGGAGGACAAGACTGCAGATATGGAGCCGTATATTTGCATCGGGAACGTAATTCGACCGGAGCTACTCCAACATTTGTTCCCTCGATCCAAGCGTTGGGTCTACATCCACCCGACGACGTTTGAAGAGACAGTTTTCCCTTCGAAAGGTATTGCAATTGAGTATGACTAGCGAATCAAAAATCATTTGGGACTACATTGAGCTCGACAACAAACTGTCTCCTTCAAATTTCTTAGAGCGAGTTAGTTTGTACTCGACGCTATTTGTACAGCCTGTATGGAACATTCTATACTGGATAACATGGCTCCTCGTACCCAGCCTATTCGAGTACCTCGGAGGAAACTATAATGCCGACATATTCCGAACCGCAATGACGATTCTGAATACAGTGCACGTTGCGTATTCCTCGACGTTAAAATGGGGGGATGTACTGCGTCACTACAATCTCGGCACGGTGATTCTGGGGTGGAGACTGCGGACTCTCAAGATTCCAAAAATCCATGTAAAATCGTCCGACCCCCGCCACCAGTACTTCAAGTATGCAGCCGCAGAGAGTATGACTAAGCAGCTCCCGTGACGCCCGAAAACATCGTTTTGAAACTGTTCACAAGCTCCGCACCCTGCTTCACCTGCGGGCCGAGAGCCGACAACGCATCCACGAGCTGCTTTTGGGTCTCCATCAGCTCCTTGGTGTCGTTACGCATCTGGAGGACCTGATCGGGCTTGAGTTTCTGGAACGCATGCAGGATCGTCGTTCCGGCATCAAGATGAGCATCCTTGTCCTGGTTCTCGAGGTGCTCGTGCTTGTCCTTGTCTTTGTCCGTATGAGGAGCCGGGCTCTTTTCGTCGCTACCCCCATCCTTCTTGCTCGCGTTCTCGTACCGCTCCTTCAGCGTCTCGCCCGAGATGTAAATAACGGCAGCGACTGTAGCCACGGCTCCGCCCACAGAGACTGACCACCCCAGATGAGCACCGTACTTCATAACTACCGTAACCACCACCAACCATGCGGCGAGGTAGGATAGTCCAGAACGAACTAGAAAGACAATCGCGACTAAAAACAGAACGGCCGCAATTGCAAAGTCTGCAGGGTTCTTCTTCATTAATGTATAGCATCAAATTTATACGTAGGTTACATTCCCAGAGACAGGCACTGCATCGGAAATGCCAGCCGCACCATTGCCGTTGAAAGTGTAGCTTGCACGTGGCTGCTGCAACGCAAGTGTGTTCGAACCGCCTTTCAACGTGCTACGACGACGACCGTGGCGGCGGAGACTCTTCTTACTGACACGGCGATTCCGGCGGCGACGACCTCCCTTGTACTCGTTTCCCCCACGACCCTGATCGGCAGCCGGCACGCCGCTATCCATCGCCCCCGCTCCTCCGGCCGCGTCCGACGACCCTCCCCGCAACGTCCGACCGTAACGGTGGCGACGACCTCCCAGTTTCGGAAGATCGTCGTTTCCAACCCGTGCAGCACCGCACTCTCCACCCGTCGACTTCCACTCAACATTTCCAGCGTTCGCACCCGCCTGATTCTCGAGAATAGAGCCCCCGAAACCATAACCACCCCCGCGACGGCTGCGTTTCATTGTTTTACGAGCCATTTGTACTTCCGCAAGATTCTATTACGGGCGACCACGTATCGTCCTCGGCGTTTTTAATACACTCCAACCGAAACACCTTCCCCATCGTCTTAAGTTTCCTAGACAATGCAAATGTCCGAACACGCAAATAACCGCCCACCGTGAGGCGGTATACGTCAGGAATGTCGGTGGCGTGAATCTCGTAGGTCGTTGCCGGTGAAAATTTACCGAACGACCCGACCACGTTGGTATAGTACTCGTAGCCGCGAATATTGCTCGTGTGATTTCGGAGCTCTATAGCCCGCGATTCAAACTCGGGGCAAGATGTGTATACCAGAGGAAAAATAGACTGCAGAAAGGTCTGCCTCCAGACGAAGGATGTCTTTTGAAACAGCGGAATGCCGTTCCACAGCCACACATCTGCAATGAACACATGTGTGGGCGTGTACTCTACCCGAAAAATAGTGTCCTCAAAACACCGGTCGTCCATAACAACGCGAAGTATCTGCACGGTTCCATTACGCTGGACCCAGTATGCTACCGGGTTCGACGTGGTAGGGTCGCGGGTCAAGCACATCCAGCCCGGAATGCCCGTTCCCTGTCCAACCTTGACTTCGTAGTCGGACGGAGGTGCCGACTGGCACGTCGTGCGTTTCTCTGCATCCCATCGGTATAAAGCCTTCAGCCGCTCCATTGTATACTATATTGCTGTTTCTGAAACCTAGTTTGCGGCCGCACCTGGCCTCGCTTCGCGTGTTTCAATGGGCGGAGGAAGGGCGGGCGGTGCGGGCGGTTTTGACGGAGGAGCGGGCTCGTACGTCGGAAGCTGTACGCTGGGCGGTGGCGGTGGAGGTGGCGGCGGCTGCAGCTGAGGGGGGAGTGACGTAACCATCGGAGCCGGCGCTGGAAGATACACCACCTTTGGCTTCGGGGGCTGAATGAAGCGTGTCACCCAAAAAACCGACACATGCAACACAACTATCACGAGTAGAGATGCAATCGCCGTATACACAATGTCAATCATCTCGCCGCTGTTATTCTGATCGTATGTTTGGAAACATCGCAATTAAACATACCCTCCAAACAATGTGTGGAATTTGGGCATTTTTAGGGCAATCCGACGACCATGTTGCAGACTTCGAGGCATGCGTCGAAGCTCTCTCGCTGCGGGGTCCCGAATACCTTTCCATTCAGAGCATAACCCGCGAAGTTGTTCTTGGCTTCACTCGCCTCGCCATCAACGGCCTTAGCCCGGCCGGGAATCAGCCTCTCGAGAGCGATGGCATTTTTGTCATCTGCAATGGCGAGATTTACAATTACAAAACACTCGCCAGTCGATGGAACATTCCTTACGACGAGAACGACAGTGACTGTGTAGTACTATCTCCGTTGTTCCGAATGCTTTCCGAGAATATGACTTCGCTGTGCCGTACTCTCGACGGCGTATTTGCGATGGTTCTGGTAGATACGAAGCGTAACCACGTCTACGTAGCCCGCGATCCCTACGGTGTACGCCCTCTCTTCGAAGGGCGGCTGGGGTCTGCATACATGTGGTCCTCCGAGATGAAAGGCATGCACTCGGAGTGCACGGACGTTCGGCCCTTCCCTCCTGGGACATGGCAGTGCCACGACATGTCAACTGGTCGATTGCTACTATCGCATAGGTATCACGATATTCCGTCCGTCAGTATTTCAGCACTCGACGAACAAACCGCCAAGCACTGCCTTCGCGACTCGGTAATCCAGGCCGTACGCAAGCGTCTTCTTAGCGACCGCCCCATTGGTGCTCTTCTCAGCGGCGGCGTGGACTCCAGCCTCGTAGCCGCCATCGTCGCCCGAGAAATCTCCCCGAAAAAACTGCAGACGTTTAGCATCGGCTTTGCTGGGTCGCCGGATCTAAAGTATGCACGCATGGTCGCCGACAAGATCAAGTCCATTCACCACGAAATCGTGGTGACGGAAGAGGACTTTCGCAGTGCGGTCCCCGACGTGGTGCACGCTATAGAATCCTACGACATTACGACCGTGCGTGCATCGGTGGGTAACTGGCTGGTTGGAAAATATATCAAGGAGCATACGGACTGCAAGGTCGTATTTAACGGCGACGGTAGCGACGAGATCGGCGGGGGATATAAATACATGCGTTTCGCTCCTTCCGACGAGGCGTTTGATTTCGAGACGGAGCGTCTTCTTTCCGAAATTCACCTATTTGACGTCCTTCGATCGGATAGATGTATGGCCGCCCACGGTCTCGAAGCAAGGACGCCTTTCCTCGACAAACAGGTTGTAGCTGTGTGGAAATCCGCTCCCGTAGAATTCCGTAGACCTTCGACCCTTCGTATGGAAAAGAACCTCCTTCGAGATGCGTTTGTATACGATTACTACCTGCCTGCCGACGTTCTCTGGCGGAAAAAGGAGGCCTTTAGCGATGGCGTTTCTGCAGAGGGTTCAAAGCCATGGTACGCAAGACCGGACGAGGCAGTATATTACCGCATCCTATTTATGAAACATTATGGGTTTTGGAATTCGGTCATTCCCCATTTGTGGATGCCCCGATGGGTCAACGCAAACGATCCGTCGGCTCGATCTCTACCCCCGGAGTAGACTCAATAAACAGAACGTCGTTTTCCGACCATACGGACCTACTGAATATTTGGATCTTTACTGGATCGACATAATCAATTCTCGACATTTGGTTCGGATATGGCAGGTCCTGGACGATCACGCTATTTGGATCATCGGACTTCATATATTCGCGGTACGTCTTCTCGATCGGATTGAGAACTCTCGATCCGAACCAGACGAGATTCGTGTTATATACCCGAATGGGTTTTGGAAGGGGGATAGAATACGTCGAAAGG